TTGCCGTACCCGCTACCGATCCGTCAGTAAGATAATTGAAGTCTAGCTTTTCTATGGTTGATACCTCAGCATTGCTCGAGTCATATCTCTTAACAATAAAATAAGCCTCTTCATCAACCACCTCAACCGCTTCCATTTTAGTGCCCACGTTAAAGGGTGTAGCTAACGTCATTGATGTAAAAGCGTTAATATCCTGCGCCCTTAACTTATTCAATATCGATGCTGATCCATCAGCGTTCAAGGTGAATAACCAATTTGAGTCATCGGAGGCCGTGCCTGTTAAAAACGCCGAATCAATAGGTGCTGTTATTAGGTGTGAAGACAGGACAGTTATATCGTTGGACGCGTACGAGTCCTCATTGAACGTGTAGGCATATTCTCGAAGAGTCTTGCCGTTCTTATCGCAGAATATAACCGCGCCGTCAGCCTCTTGCACGGCGATATAAAGCGACCCGTTAGAGGTCTGCGCTCTTGTGTTGATAGTGGCCGCTGTAGCGTTCGCCTCTAAAACTGCATATTCACCACCGGATGTAAATATCTGCAAGTTACGACCACCGTAAATGTCAGTTATTTCGGTTAGTGTTCTTGATGTAAGAGTAATAAATATAGCCTCGTCATCTGCCCCTTCGTCTATTTCGAAGTCTAGCAGCGAGCCTGCTTTTGAAGCGAATAAGCTCTGCTTCTTGTCTCTAGTACCACCAAGCCACAATCTGCCCTCAAAGAAAGCGCCAAGCCTAGGATATCCACGATTGGCACCCCATACATCCTCAGCTCTAGCCACGCCAGTAGCAACCTTTGTGAAAGTTAACGAAGATGATCCTGATCCCGTTGTAGCGAAACCGCTGAACAACTTAAAATCTTTAGCCGACTCTCCTGACGCAGTAATCTCATATGTATGGTTGCCTGTGCGAACAACAGAAACCCCAGTCTCGCCAAAATTTGGCATATCCTGCAAGTTTTTCTGCAAATTGAACGCCGTTGAATCTCTTTGATCCGCAGTAGAATCACCTGCATAAGTAATACTTTTACTTAACACCCCCTCAATATCAATTTGATAGACCTGACCAGCAGAAAAAGAGCCAAACACAACGCTCTGCACCTCTGATACAGGGGTAGGGCTTAATGCATCATTAAAGTCAAACTGTGGAACATTGGTGAAAGGTGCATCACCTATACTAAAACTAACGCCACCATCATAAACAATTCTTTGCGCTGGGTGGTTTTCATGGAATATTAGACACACATTTTCAGTGGTGACGTGACGCAGATCACTAATCTCTGCCTCCAGATACGGAGCAGCCAGATTACCTAAAAATGTATTTGTGGCACCTGCAACATAGACTGCAATATTGCCAGCAGTGACACACAGCAAGTAACGCGATTCAGTGGACGTATTAAAATCTAATAGTTTAGCGCTTCCAGCAGGATTAGTAGCAACATACTTGAGTCCACCCCGGCGCTTAACGCCACCTTGAGGAACAACCATAACATCAGAAGCTTTTTCTAGGCCTTGATAGTATTGGGCTAAGGTAATATTGCCCTTAACAAGGGGGGATAGCTCGCCACTGAGAAAAGAGTTTTGTATATACCTGGTTTTAGCCATTAATATCTCGCGTCTACAAAAGGATGTCTTTGTATTTGTGTTTGCGGGTGCTGTTGAGAATCGGTAAATCTAGCCATTCTGGAGGCGTTTTCGTACTCGGCGGCCATTTCTCCGCGCAACGCGCTAGAGTCCCTCAGCGATGTTGAAAAGTCCCTCGCTAGGGCATATTCAATCATCTTTGAGAAGTATGCTGGCCACTCGCTTTCTGGCGGTGCATATATGTAATCGCAATATAACGCCTGGCTATGATTGCAATAAACCTTTGATCCGTACACCTGATAGCTGGTGTTAGGGTACAACTTAATTAATACCAACAAATCAGCAGGCAATTCGTAAGCACTAGCCCATTCGCCATCTAAAGGCTTAGCGGTCAATAAAGATAGCTGCCCTTTAGTACGAGCAAATCCCCACCGATGCTTAGTTAATTCATTCTTTACGATATTATCGTATAGGTTTCGCGCTACATTCTTCCGGCGATCATCACCAATCAAGTCATTGATCGACACGTCACCAATAATAATTAGAGCATTAGATATTAGTTCTATTTTTGAGGCCATTTACTTACTCTCATTAAAGGTGGGGAGAATCCCCCCACCTATCCTGCAAGCATTAATCGCTATCAGTAGCAGCCAACACCGTACCGTCAGCAACATCAACAACACCAGCGGCATTGCTTAACACTTGAGTCAAGATTGCCACTTGAGTACCTGCGTTAACAGCCCATATATAAATCAAATCACCCACAGATAGCGTGGACGAAATTTCATTAAAGTAGCCCGAAGTGTTTACATCTGCCTGGCTATCTGGAGTTGTATAGGCGTGAATACCAGGGGCATTACCCGTAGTGTCACCATGTTTAAAATCAGTCAATAAAAAAGACATAGTAATTCTCCTATTACGCGAAAGCGATACGTGATGTACCTTCTGGATCAATAATGGTAGAGCCAGCTTTCAGCATACCGTTACATAACCAAGAGACACGTTCAGGGATATAATCTACAGACATAGACTTTTCGATGCTACCAGAAGCCATACCAATAGCGTTAGGTGCCCAAGCATAGGCTACTAGACCAGAACCACCTAAACCACCTTCAAGGCGACGAGCGCCAACAGTTTTGAAGTTGAAGCCCATGAATGAGCCAAGATCACCATTAACCAACGCCTTTACAGTATTGAAGTCGCTTGAAGTAGTCTCAGTGTTAGCAAGCAATGACTGCATACCAGTACCAGAAACAACAATGCAAACATTCTCTTCAACTTCGAGATCGTCATAATAAGCACGTAAAGCGCGAAGCTTGGCAGTAGTGAAACCAGTACCACCAGCGGCAATATCGAAGCCTTGGCCGTCAGTTGCAGTAGTGTTATAGGTTCCCGCAACGGCTGTATCAATGATAATTTGATCTTCTGTGCGACCCATAGCCTTACCGATTGTCTCAGTAAGTTTACGTTTCTCATCAAAATTAACAGTTGATTGATCGAAAATATCCGTATATTCAGGATGCTCGTGATCGGTTAGTGTTGCAGAAGGTAATGAATGAGTGATATCCATAGGAACAACTAACGAACTAGAACCAGTACGCAAGTGACCTTGACCTTTACCCATTAAGCGGAATTTATAAGTGTCACCAACGACACCGGAGCGATACTCGACGGTATCGCGTAGCTTAGAACCACCTTGATAAGCTAACTTTACGCTAGTATCAAACTCGGTACGTGCTACATCAGATAGAAACTTTGACATAGTATTTCTCCAAAAAGAAAATAATTAAAACTAATCTATTTGCTTTACACGTAACCCAAAAAGAAGGGAGTGCTGGAACAAACAACAAACACTTCCGGCCTTTCGGGTATCGGAGAATACTATTGATTATACGCCATCAATAAATAAAATCAATGGCCGTGCATTCGAGCAATCATATCCTGCACTTTCTGTTGCTGTGCCGACGAGTAATGGTAAAGAGTCTTGCCGTTTTCGTCCTTTTCTTGCATCGCTTTCTCAATATCGCCCTGGGTTGGCACGCCTACCGCTGACACTGAACTTGTGGGCGGTTGCGCTGGGATATTGGATGAGATTAACGCCTCTACTAGCTCTACCGTTTTGGCGTTATTCACTGCATCTTTAAGCTCTTCGTACTTATCGCCGAGATTATTCTTCATGTAGCCATCGATATTAGCTAAGCGCTCGTCAGCATTAGATCCAAGAGCTGTCATTTCTTTTTCAATGTCAAACTCTTGCTTGGCTTCGAAAATAGAATTTCCCAGCGCTAATAGCTCGCCGTGCATTTCTTGAGACATTTGACTTTTGGCTCCCAGCTCAGATAACGTTTTAACAAACGTGTCTTCACTATCTAACTCCTCTGGCAATTCGTATGATTCAGGCGCACCAGTAAAACCACCAAAGCGCTTTTCTAGGTCTGTGTAGGCTTTAGCTTGATCCGCTACTGAGCCGTATTTATCGCCCTTAAACCATTCTGGCTTATCACCTTCGCCAGCTACACCCTCAGACCATGAAAAGGTAGGCTGTACCTCTGTTGATTCTGTTGACTCTTCGCTAGTACCCGCTTCTGTGGATAGCATTGATTCACTCATATTTTAGCCGCTCTAGTTAGTTGATTTAAAATTTGTTTAACTACACCAGCTTCGCCATTCTTATACGCTGCCGTATAGTTAATATTATGTTCATTTAATGCTGTATCGTTAGTCATAATGAAATTGGTGACCAAGTGATCCAATACAAACTTCCCTTGCTCCGTAGAAAAGCAATGGTGATAGTTTTTAGCTATAGTAGCTTGCACCTCTTGCGCCTCTTTAGCTTGCTTACCAGCATCTCCCCCGCTTTTATTTAATTCGTCCCAGCTCATTAGGGTGCTCCCGTAGGCGCTTGTGACTGCACATCCATACCTGCTTGCGCCGCTTCTGCACCAGCCTGAATAACTGTGTCTTTCTCTGCCTTGCTTCTTACCAGCTCAGCAGGCATTCCCGTTTTCTTAGCCGCCCATGTGCCAAAGTCTTCAAGCTTAAATGCCATCTTAGCTTGATCGGGGCCAGCAGTGTTAAGCACAAACTCTACTGCTTGCTGAACTGACATAATGTCTTCCATGTCTTGAGATCGTGCAAGTGGTGATGTAAATTTAATATCAACCGCTTTACCATCAATCAAAATAGGATCAATCTTTCCGCGCTTGACAAGTATGTGCATTATGCGCTTTAAAGTGCGAACTAAAATCTCTGTCTGCAATCTACCATAAGCACTACCGATACGCTTGGCTAACTCTCTAGCATCCATCGCAATCTCGGTCGCGGTTCTTACTGGGCCTTGAGGATCACGCAAGTCATTAAACATCGAAACTTTAATAGCGTTCTGTAATTCGGTTATTTCAAACAAAGACAGCTCTATACTGCCGCCAGTGTCTAAGCGCTGTATAGACGGATTAGATGAGTTGTTAGAACCTACTGGCATTACAACGCCTGGGGCAATAGTAATGTTGTACGGATTGGTTACACCATCATCGGTAGCTGTCCACATTCCTGAAAGCTCAATACCCGCTCGGTGCAATACAAACTCTTTAGCCTTGTTCAGTGACTTAACATCAGGCAGAACCATGATAGCTGGGCCGCGGCCACGAACCTCGCCACTTGTTTTAGAGTATCGGCCAGTAATAAACGGGCTACTTTCATCGTATGTCTGATCCCAACTTATAGAATCCTCATCATCTACCCACACTACACCATGATAGGACTTCTCCACAGGGTCATAAACAACGCCCTCAGTGCAAGATATGTCGCTGTCGGGGTCTTTTTCTATCCTATCCTTAATAGATTGCGAAGCTTTGAATCCACGCCATGTGCGCTCAATATTGCGACCTTTGACTTTATGCTTGCGCCAGTGAGTTTCAATGCTACCGCTTGGCCCTTCTTCAAAACCTACATGCTTTTGTGGGATAGAGTGAAAAGAGAATGGCATCTCCATGTCATCTTCTTCTGTAATTATTAGCGTGCCAGTGCCAATAAGAACATCGAGAGCCATTTCATAAAATTGAGTAGAGAAATTAGATCGATTAATATAATCGAAAAGTATTTCTGTTTGCTCCTCTAGGTTTTCGCGTATTTGATCTTCGTCAACCTCGCCATCACTAGCCTTAATCTCCCTTTTCATCTCTTCGGAAAGCTCAAGAACCGCCCACTTAGCCCATATTGGCGCTATACTCTCCTGCAATTTTGAAGCACCCAACTGAATCGCCGTAGATGCAGTAGAATCAAAGATTAAATCCATCTTTTTTTGACCAGTATCGTCACGATCAAATAGATTGCGGTTGGGCAAAAAATACTCGTAGGCATCAGACAGTAATGATTCCCATTGCGATTCAACAGAAAAGGCCTTCTTAGCTCTCGCTTTGAGGTCGCGGATAGTGCCTAGACTTTTAGGTAGTGCCATAATGATTACCGCTACTTAATAAGAGATTTCTTTTTTTCTGGAGTTTTTATGGCTGTGGATTTATTCTTAGAGTCGCCATCAGATAGCAATGACTTTGCACCTATCTTGCCACGAGCTAAAGCTTTGAAGCTCTTCTCTGACTTGCCGATCTCATCATCTAACTGCCGAGCCTGTCTCTGCTCTTGCGCTATTTCCTGGCCTGTCTTCTCTGCTTTTTGTGGTTTTGGGGATTTCATTTCTGCGCCTCATGTACTTTAGTAATTGCCAAGGGGTGAATATTCTCGGATTGTATATGCCTATCGCTCGCTTAATATACCCAACACAAGTGGGGATAAACGGTAATACGCTAAAGCTATCAACCTCTATTCGCTGATAGTATAAACCTTTTGGCAGCTCACTACTAATATATAGCTCTAAGCCTCTCGATGTGTAGTCACACACAACCCATTTACCCTTATCCATTACGCAAATAAAGCAATGATTCACTGTATGTAAATAGCGCCTTGACCAATGCTGATTATCATTAGTATAAACTATTACCGCCTGTTGCCCCATAGATTTACATCAACCTTTGCATGATGAATTTGTGGTGGCGGCCTGCCTGAGACCATACGCTCTGACCATCCCAGCGCAAGCGTTTGAAGCGCATCTGCACCATTAGAAGCCCAGTTGTGATTGGGCTTATCTTTAAACATTTTGGTTTTGTCATCCCACTCGTAAGCGTATTCACTTAAACAAGCCAAGCCAAGCTCGCATCTATTCTCATCTATCCACAAACGAGGGAATAGCTTTCTTACTGCTTGGTGTCCATCAGACTTTGCTTTTGGCCTTGATATAGTTCTGAATATTATACCCATGTCACGCGCCGCATCCTTACGGCTCTTACCGCTCATCAACTCTCTAACCTCAATGTCATGAGGGGCTAGGTGCTCGCCGTATTTGATTTCATGCTTGGCTTTAAACTCGGTTAGATAATTCGCATAGTGATCCATACCGTGATTATGGTTCTCATAGTAGTGGATTAATCGAACCTCCTTACCTACTGCTTGAAAGAACCATACGGACATCGCATCTGAGATACCCAAGTCCCATGCTGTATGCACTGGCAAGCTAGGCTCAACAGGAACAAACCCTATGCGGCTGTCTTTGTATGCCGTTGACATTTGACGGCCATATATCGCGCCAGCTATCTGAGCCTCGAAAGAGCAAAAATACTCTTGCTGTATCTTCTCTTCGCTCATCCCCTCGTCACGCTCGGTCTGTATTATAGCCTCGCTGATAACGGGAGTACCATCATCCCTCTTAGTGTCATCAACGGTTAGCATTTCACAGAACCAGTCGGGACTCTTCTTTGCCATATTATACAATGAATAGCCGTGGTTCTTGCCCCGTGACGTGTAGATAAAGATAGCCCATCCACCATTCTCAGCAAGCATAGGACGTATATAATCCCAGGAATTAGGATCGCATAAGGAGTATTCGGAGAACACCACGCCTACAGGATTCGAGCCGACCAATGAGTCATAATTATCCGAACCGCATAATTGCCAAGTGGACTCATTCTTTAATTCAATAAGCATTTCTTGCTGCGATGAACGCTTACGAATCGACTCAGGGAATACTTGCTTTAGTATCTTACGCCCTTCTCCATCAATACCATTCCATATGGCCTTACGCGCTTGTGTCTGCTTGGGGAATAGATGCCAGTAATTGCCAACCCTATTGAACATAGTCTTAGCTGTGAAGTTTAAAACGCTGGAGTCTTTACCTGCTCGCCTATGCCAAACCAAGCAAGCCCTTTTTGCCCCATCATCCATAGCCTCAAAAAAGGGGAGCTGGTGTGGCCTGGGCGACCAATCATTTGGTAGGGTTACTTGCATAAGATATAGTCTTTATAATAATTTCGCCATTATCGCCTTCACCATCTATGGTGCTGTGGTGCATATCAGGTAGGTATTTATTAAGTAATTTCAATCTTTGCTCGTTAGCGACCTTTAATTTGTTAAGGTTGTTTGCGAATGATTCCGATTCGCAGTCCAACTTTTCTATTTTATCAATGTTTTTAACAACTTCCTGTTCGTGCCGCTGCTCTGATATATAGTCTCTTAATGCGTCTTGTCGTGCTCTTCTTTGTTTTGCAGCAGGACCATTCA